ACATCCTCACCAGACACGAGCGATTGGAACTCAGCCTGTTCGAGCTGAAGATCGCCCTTGATCTCTGGACTGATGAACATGAACCCACGGTAGATGCTCTGCAGACCAAACTTCTTCTCGATATTGTTCGAAAGGGTCGCCACGTCCTCGCACTCGTAGAACAGCTTGCAAACCTTGGTGATGAGAGTCGACTTGCCCGACCGCGCAATACCCTTCAGGAACGGAATCACCTGCCAACCGTCCAGCTCATTCACCTCGAAGCACAGACGTCCGCAGAAGACGTACATCCACTTACAGACATCCGCATCGAAGCGCTGGTAATCCAGGACGCGTTGCATATGAGGCGTGGGAATGTCGTACCAGTCTTCGAGCTCATCATACGAATCGAAAGGCAAGTCAAAGTACTTGCAGCTCACAAGGGTTGGGTCCAACTCGCGAAAATCCTTCGACTTGTAGGGGTAAAATTTGATCTGATACTTTTGCGCATCGGCATCCCAGTCCTTGCCGACCAGTAGGCCGTTCTGGAACGACCACGTGTGCCGATCCTTCTTGATCTCTGGAAACTGAAAATCCTTACAGTGCGACAGGTGACGCACGACGTCGCTCACTAGCCCGCCGCGGCTCGTCAGGTTCTTCCACATCTCAGGGTTGTCCTCCTTCTGGGTCGTGTCATACACGAAATCCTTAATCTCCTTGACCTGCTTCCAGGCGCGGGTGTTGCGAATCTCGATACAACACTGATCACGATACCGCCTGTACCCCTCGTCGTGCGCCTGATGAAGCAGAAACAGTAGCAGCTTCTGGTAAGGCGTGTTGGACTCGTCCTCCTTCAGGGAGGAGTCGTTATTGTCGATGGCGAGAGTTGGGTTGTTGATACGGGTGAACCGACGATCCCAGATTCGGAACTGATCGAACATCTCTTGACGATCTACAATCAGACGCCGAATCCGAAATTCAAGTGTAAACTCGTCGTCATTCACATCCTTGCTCGAGCGCTTGTTCGCATTCAGGTTATCCACGCGCGTCAGCAGGGTTCGGCAACTGTTGATGAAGCGCTCCTTGCGCGTCTTCACGTGTTCTACGATATATTTGAGCGGATAGCCATCCGCATCACGCTCCTGGTCATTCAGAAACAATACGTACGCCCACGACTTATCAGCCGCGAGTGTATTTGCTCGAATGTGAAAACCAGCATCGGTCTCTGCTTGAGTTATTTTTGACTCAAGTTCCTCGATCGTCCATGAATTGACTTCGGTGCTCTGGTGGGCCATCCGAATTTCTTCATCGTGTTCGGGAGTAATCTCCTTCTGGATTGTGTGGACTTTCTTGGCGCTTGACATTACTAAGAATGGGCCAGACTTTTTTAAGCGGGTGCGGCAGTGTACTTGGGCTCCGAAATGCACGAGCAAGAGGAAGCCTTGGAGACGGCACTCAGAATTTTGACCAGAATTTTGTTCTGCATCTCGAGGTTCAGGGCGATCTTCTCGGTCGCATCCTTCAGGCCGACCAGGGCGGTGGCGACGGTCTCACCGTCCTCGGTCGAAAGGAAAGCGCCCAGGGCCTCCATGGGGTCGCCAAAGTCCATCTCGTCCATCTCCTCCATCTCGTCGAGGTCCTCCTCCTCGTCCTCATCATGCGGGGGGCTGGGTGGTGGGGGGCGAGGTACACGAGACATTTAATAGGGCGCCAGAAAATCGGCGCGTCTTCTGGGCGCGCGCCTCGGCTAAAGAAATCTACACTAGTTTCAGTAGTGCATGCCCTTTGTGTATTCCATAAAGTGTAAGCTCGAGCGAGAAATTCCAGAGAATTTCGGTCGGAGCGGAGCTCCTCCATACAAGGAATATATAGGTCAGACGGTTCAGGATGACTTTCAAATTCGCCTGAACGGTCACATCTCTGACGTGAACAACGGCCGAAAGCGCCACCTGTACAACGCCATTCGTCTACATGGATGGGACCAATTTACAATTGAAATTCTTCACAGTTTTCCCAGGGAAGGCGACTGGCAAGAGCGCCTGGATGAACTCGAGATCCAGGAGATTGCTCAGCGTGGGACCCTGGCTCCAGGCGGGTACAACAACGAGACGGGTGGGAACAAGAACAAGGTGCTCCACGAGGACACCAAAGCCCTCATGAGCTCCGTCCGCTCAGGCGAACTCCATGCCATGTTTGGAAAGCATCACGATGACGAGGCCAAGGAACTCTTGAAGGAGGCGAACCGCAAGGAGGTTCAGCAGTGGTCCAAGGACGGGACCCAACTCCTCAGGACGTTCGTGTCGGTTGAGGAAGCGGCAAGGGAGTCTGGGGCGTGTAGTGAACACATAGGTAAAGTATGCAAGGGGACGCGCAAGACGGCCGGGGGGTTTAATTGGAAGTTTGGGAATCGGGAAGATGTCCAGACAAACTCGCCTTTAAAATTTACGAAGATCCAGCAATGGTCGTTCGACTTGAAGACCCTTATAGCCGAGTACGATACTATACGGGAAGCATCCAAAAAGTCTGGAGCCGGAAATGGTCGTATAAGCAAATGTTGCAAGGGTACGTCTCGATCAGCAGGCGGGTTTAAATGGAAATCCGTCTAAATTTTTTTCTTGGGTACTATTACAAATGGCGGGCGGATTGATGCAGCTGGTTGCTTATGGCGCTCAGGACGTTTATCTGACCGGTCAGCCCAAGGTGACCTTCTTCCAGGCGGTGTACAAGCGCCACACGAACTTTGCGATGGAGAACATCCAGCAGACCGTGAACGGCACGCCCTCCAACAGCGGCCGTGTGTCCGTGACCATTGCCCGCAACGGCGATCTGGTCGGCAACATGTACGTTGCTCTGCAGCCCACCGCCACCGCGGTGGCCAACCTGACCTCCAACGACACCCGCTACGACTCGTCCTGGGTGGCTGAGCGTGCCATCGCCGCCGTCGAGCTGACGATCGGTGGCCAGCGCATCGACAAGCACTACCAGGCGTGGTTCCGTCTGTACTCCGAGGTGTTCCTGAACGAGGCCGACAAGATCAACTACGGCAAGCTGACCTCGTCCCCAGTCGCCAACGACTCCACCAACAAGAACTACGTGTACCTGCCCCTGCTGTTCTTCTTCAACCGCAACCCAGGCCTGTACCTGCCCCTGATTGCCCTGCAGTACCACGAGGTCCGCCTGGACTTCGACCTGACGTCGGGCTTCACCAACTACTTCGGCGCCTCTTCCCAGGTGTTCGAGGTGTGGGCCAACTACGTGTACCTGGACACCGAGGAGCGTCGCCGCTTCGCCCAGAAGGGTCACGAGTACCTGATCGAGCAGGTGCAGCACACCGGCGGTGACTCCATCACCGCCACCTCCCAGACGGTGCGCCTGTCCTTCAACCACCCAGTGAAGGAGCTGATCTGGTGCTACCAGAACACGACCTCCACGTCCCAGAACAGCATGTGGAACTTCTCCACGGCCGCGGCCAACTGCCAGGTGACCGTCAACCCACTGGCCAACGTGGTCGCTGCGGCGTGTATCCAGATGGCCCCCCACACCGTGGGCTCCCCCCGTCTGCTGTCCAACGCGACCGTGGGCAGCCAGAACTACTGGATCGAGGAGGGCTCCGCCCCAACCAGCGGCGCCTTCGAGGTCGGCCCTCTGCGCGACTTCAAGCTGGTGCTGAACGGCCAGGACCGCTTCAAGGAGCAGTTCGGCAAGTACTTCAACCAGTACCAGCCATACGTGTACCACTCGGGCACGCCCTACCCAGGCATCTACGTGTACTCCTTCGCCCTGCAGCCAGAGGAGCACCAGCCCACCGGCACCTGCAACTTCTCGCGTATTGACAACGCCCAGGTGTCCCTGAACATGAAGGCCCTGACCACCCCCCTGCAGAAGATGTTCGCGGTGAACTACAACATCCTGCGCATTCAATCCGGGATGGGGGGCCTTGCGTTTTCGAACTAAATGGGTGGTCTCGCATACATTATATTTCACATGGGTGGTTAACCCCATTCGCCAAAAATACCGGGCTTCGGCCCCAAGAACGTTCAAGGTTCTTGGAGTCGAAACTTAAAGAAAAAGACCCCCCATATATTAAGGATGGCGGAACAAACCAAAAAGTGTACAAACTGTACTCGCGCTCCACAACCTCTTGCGGAATTTGAAGGGGCTCGTGGTCCGTGTAACACGTGTAAAAAGTGCCGCGAGAAGAATAAAGCTAGAGACGCGGACCCCGAACGTCGAGAATATCACGCAAAACTCAACAAAGAAAAGAACTATTCTAAAGCATTCCGGGAACGCAAGAAAAATGGGGAAGTCGAACCAAAAGAGCACAACATGCAGCAGACTTGTGAATGGGTGAAAACCGATAAAACAAAGGATAGAGTATCACACTGGAAAAAGCTCAATATTAAAGACAGATTGTCTGGTATAAAAAGAACTGCTGAATCTAAAGGAATCGAATGGCATCTCACAGATGAAGATGCTGAGAAAATGCTCACAAGTCAGTGTGTTTACTGTGGTCACTTGGACCTCGAAGTCCGTCTGAACGGTATAGATCGGCTGAACCAACAGGGAAGTTACACAACAGAAAACACCGTTCCGTGTTGCTGGACGTGTAACTTTATGAAAGGGTGCATGGACCCCCTGACTTTTATCGAACAATCGAAAAAGATAGGTGAATGTACTTATAGTTTTCCCGAAGTTCCTCGTCAGGTCAATATCAGACCTCGAAAGCCTAACGCCCCACAACCTGCCACACCCCCTTCAGAGCCGCAAACTCCTCTTCAATGACGAGGGAGGTCGATTCCGGATCGAAATTCTGTGAACAACAGAAGACGTCGATGTAAATCTTGTTCAGTTCGGGGTACGTGTGGGCACTAAAGTGGCTCTCAGAAAGTACGAGAACTCCTGTAGCCCCATGGGGTTCAAATTGGTGAAAGGATCGGCCCACGACTGTGAACCCGCACCTTTCAGCGATTCGATACATAATTTTCTCGAGGTGAATGACCCGAGAGATCCACACACCTTCGACATGTCCGACGAGGTGCTTCATCTTCTTGATAGTTTAGGGGTTGCTTATTTTAAGTGGAATTAGTCCAAGGCCCAGCACGATGAACAGCAGAGCAAAGAATGGGCGACCGATCGTCTGATCCTGCTGGTTCTTCGTCTCGACAAAGTTGGAAACGCCCAGGCCCAGGAAGAGCAGGACGAAGAGGCCCAGGAAAATCGTATAAAGGTCAACGGCCATTTATATTAATAAAAGATTAAAATAGATGGACGAGCTTGTGAAGAATACGGGCATCGTCGACGGAGAGCTTGTGAAGGCTGTTACCGCCCTGATGCCCGGTGAGAGTATCGAGCGGATCCTGGACGTCACCCGTGAAGTGAACCTCAAGCGTGTTTTTGATTCTATAAAGGCGCGAGGGTACGAAACGGTCATTCACCTCGTGGGCGAACTCAAGGCTGGCGGACTGACCGAAGGAGACGCCCGGGTCGTCTTGGAGTGGCTGGCTCAAGAGGATCCTGGGGTCAAATCATTATTGGATTCCGACCTTGTCATTTCTATTTTCAAATTCATTTCAGATTTGAAACCTAGTAACCAGAGGGCTTGGTGTTGTACCCGACCGAAGGCGCTGTGATTGTGCTCCAGAAATACATGAGAAACATACCCATGACCACGAGGGTCGCCGCCTTGATCATCTCGTTGGCAAACTTGCGGCGGTAGGCTGTCAGGAAGGACTGGAGACCGAATATCATGAGGGCCAGGGCGGTCACAAATATCAGACCAGGTGCCAACATTTAATAGTTAAGGACATTTTTATTTAGTAAATCATGAACTTCGCCTACCTGGATGCCCGAAGCCTCTTAGGGGGCCCTTCTCCGGAGCCTGTTCAGGCCATCCCATGTGACCTGGGACCGACGTGGGCAGAGTTTGGAGAGGAGCTACACAAATTCAAGATGGAATTCACCAAGATTCGGGCGCAGGTTACTGTGAACCTCGCGGCACTGAACGAAAAGCAAGAAGAGATGAACGTTCTTCGAATGATGATTGAGAACGTCAACTCTCCGGACTTAAAGGAAAAGCTCGAAGATATAATATCAAAGCACGAGTCCGAAGAAGGGATCTCTACCCTGACTCAACAATGTGGGGAACTCAAGGGTAAGATGGAGGCGATGAAGAAGGTGCTGATGGACACGGGAGCTGAAAGGTACGGTAAGTTCACTTGTTTTGTATGCATGGACAGACTTGTTGACTTGTTTATTGAACCCTGTGGCCACGTGATTTGCGACGCATGTTTTGCGAGGACGACCAATAAGGTCCAGTGCCCAGGGTGCCGCGTCAGGATGGAGGGGGCGAAGAAGATTTTTACGATGAACTAGCAGTGGTGCGTTAAATAATGAATATTAGTTTATAGTGTAATATTAACAAAGGTTCCATAGTATAACGGTTAGTACAACAGACTCTGACTCTGTTAATGCGTGTTCGATTCACGCTGGAACCTATACCGCTTCCATAGCTCAATTGGTAGAGCACTCCTTTAGTAAGGGAGAGGTAATGAGATCAAAACTCATTGGAAGCAGAACGCTATGCGTTTCCCTCGACCTGAACAAGTCGCTAAAAGGTTCTTCTGACTTTGGCGCAGTGGTATTTTCACTAGAGCGCATCGGATTGTAGGCTCCGGTCTTCCAGACCGTTGGCGGGGCTCCGCTGGTCGTGTGTTCGAATCACACAAGTCAGAACGACCCGAACAAGTCGTTAAAAGGTTCATCAGGCTCCTGTGGCCTAATTGGTTAAGGCGTCAGAATTCGACGTTGCTGTTAACCTGTAGATTGTGAGTTCGATTCTCATCGGGAGCGATTTTTTAACTGTCAAGCTCCAGTTAAAAAAACGCAACGTAAAAAGTATAATATGGCTGCCCGCCTCGTGGATTCCATGCCCCGTG